ACTATTTCGACGAGCTGGAGGCCAAGCTCGGAATCACGCTGACCATGCGCCAACGCGCCTGGTATTGCGCAACGCGCGACTCCGATTTTGCCGGCGACCAGCAAAAAATGTGGCAGGAGTACCCGTCCACGGTGGACGAGTGTTTCATGGTGTCCTCCGAGGGCTGCTACTACTCCCAGCAGTTCGCTCGCGCCCGCAAGGAAGGTCGCATCGTCACCCGGCTGCCAGCTGTCGAATCCGTGCCGTGCTGGACGTTTTGGGACATCGGTAACAGCGACGGCACGGCCATTTGGGTGATGCAGAAGGTCGGCCAGGAGTTCCGGCTGATACGTTTCTACGAAGCCTGGGGCGAGCCGTACAGTCACGCCGCGCAGTGGCTGCAGAGCCTGGGGCTGGTGTTCGACCGCCATTATCTGCCGCACGATGCCGACCACGTGCGCCAGGGGCAGACCACCAACAAGTCCCCGCGCCAGATGCTGGAGGAACTGATGCCAGGGCATCGGTTCGAGATCGTGCCGCGCGTGCAGGACATCAACTGGGGCATTCAGCAGGTGCGTGACGTGTTCCCGCTGCTCTGGTTCGACGAAACCGAGTGCAAGGCCGGCATTGTGCACCTGGAGAGCTACAAGAAGCGCTGGAACGAGCGGCAAGGCTGCTGGTCGGATGAGCCTGACAAGGCCGGCGGGCATTCCGAAGCGGCCGACGCGCTGCGGCAGTTCGCGCAAGCCTATGCCGGTGGCCTGATCAACGTGCGTCGCACCACACCACGTCGCACCACACCACCCAACTGGAGGGTTGCTTGATGAGCGGCCACATTCTCGACCTGACCAAATACGCATTCGTCCGCAATCTGGGTGACATCACCGTCTACGGCACCTGGGTTGGTCCGAGCGTGGACGAGTCCGAGCCGTGCCTAGTGCTGGTGCCGACGCATCGCATCAACGGATGCAGGCCGGTGGTGATCGGACTATCAGCCGCGTACAAATACGACGACCCGCACTATCTGCTGCAGGCGGCGATCCAGTACAACCGCGACCTGGGGTTTGAGGACAGCGCTAGTCACGTGCACAAGGTCGCCAGCGTGATCTACGACCACCTGCAAGACCTGATCGAGCTGCCGCCGCGCCCGGTGGAGAATGTCCGCGTTGGCGCCGAGGCCATCATCACCGAAGAGTCCGGCCGCAAGCACTACGCCGAGATTTTGGACTACGAGTGAGCCGGCCATGTTTGAGATTGAGACGAAGAGCGTCAAAAGCAACCCCTGGGACCGGCTGGAAGAGCCGAACGTAGAGCCGGATTCGCCGGAGCATGAGCTGGACAGCGAGGAGAACACCGAGCTGTTCAAGCGGCTGATGGGCTACTACCAGCAGGAGCTGGACCGACAGAGCGATAACCGCATTCAGCAGGCGATTGATGAGGATTTCTACGACCACATCCAGTGGTCGGAGGAGGACGCGGCCGCGCTGAAAGAGCGCGGCCAGGCGCCCGTCGTCTACAACGTCATCGCGCAGACCATCAACTGGATCATCGGCAGCGAGAAGCGCGGCCGCGTCGATTTCCGCGTGCTGCCGCGCGAGAAGAGCGACGCCAAGCCGGCCGAGCGCAAGACGCAGCTGCTCAAGTACTTGTCCGACATCAACCGCACGCCGTTCCACCGCAGCCGCGCTTTCGAGGATGCCGTGAAGGTCGGCATTGGCTGGGTCGAAGATGGCGTACAGGACGACGACGATGGCGAGCCGGTGTACTCGCGCTATGAGTCCTGGCGCAACATCCTTTGGGACAGTGCGAGCACGGAGCTGGACCTGTCCGACGCGCGCTATGTGATCCGCGTCAAGTGGGTGGACGAGGACGTAGCGATGGCGCTGTTCCCGGACCGGAAGGACATCATCAAGCGCGCTGCTAACGAGTCAGGCCGCATGGCCTATGACCTGGAGTACGGCGACGAGGCGATGGACCAGCATGAAGTGGAGCTGGACGCCTATGGCGAGCGCAGCCTCACCGTCAACCATCGGCGCCGGGTGCGCATGATCGAAGTGTGGTTCCGCCGGCCCGAGCGGGTGACCCGTATCGTGCGGGGCTCCTTTGCCGGTGAGATCTATGACCCGGAGAGCCCAGCGCATCAGGCAGCGGTCGAGGAGGCTGGGCAGGCGGTGCTCGCTTCCCGGCTGATGATGCGCATGTACTGCGCGATCATGACCACCGCCGGCTTGTGCTACGTCGGACCCTCGCCCTACCGGCACAACCGCTTCCCGTTCACGCCGATCTGGGGCTATCGCCGGGGCCGCGATGGGCTGCCGTATGGCGTCATCCGTGGGCTGCGCGACATCCAGGAGGACATCAACAAGCGGGCCAGCAAGGCGCTTTACATCCTGAGCACCAACAAGGTGATCATGGACGAGGGCGCTGTACGCGATATCGAGGAGTTCCGCCGCGAATGGGCGCGCCCGGATGCCGTGGTCGAGAAGGTGCCCGGGAAGCAATTGATCCCGAACGCCGAGCGCGACCTTGCGGCTGCGCACCTGGAGCTGATGAGCCGCAATATCTCGATGATTCAGTCCGTGTCGGGGGTGACGGACGAGTTACTGGGCCGGACGACCAATGCGACATCTGGACGGGCAATCGAGGCGCGCCAGCTTCAAGGCTCGCTCACGACGGCGAAGTTGTTCGACAACCTGCGCTTTGCCGTACAGGCGCAGGGCGAGAAGCAGCTTTCCCTCATCGAGCAGTATTTCACCGAGGAAAAGCAATTCCGCATCACCAACGAGCGCGGCCAACCCGAGTACGTGACCATCAACGACGGGTTGCCCGAGAACGACATCGTGCGCCGGCAGGCGGACTTTGTTGTCTCGGAAGGCGAGTGGCGCGCGACCATGCGCCAGGCCGCAGCCGAGCAGCTGCTGGAGATGCTGACCCGCATGCCGCCGCAGGTGGCGCTGACGCTGCTGGATCTGGTGATCGAGATGATGGACCTGCCGAACCGCGACGAGCTGGTAGCGCGCATCCGCAAGATGACCGGCCAGCGCGATCCGGACGCCGAGGATCCGACGCCGGAGGAGCTCGAGGCCATGCAGGCCCAGCAGCAGCAGGCGCAAATGCAGCAAGCCATGTTCGAGGCCGAACTGCGCGCCAAACTGGCCAAGGCTGGTGTGGACGAAGCGCGTGCCGCCCAGCTGGCCGCCCAGGTGGCCAAGGAGAACATCGCTGCGCAGAGCCAAGCCATCGAGGCGGCCATCAGGGCGCTCATGGCGCCGCCGGCTGTCTCGGTTGCCGATGGCCTGTTGCACGAAGCTGGTTTCGTCGGCCGCACCGAGCAGGAGCAGCAGGCCGCGATTCAGGCGCAGCAGCAGGCGCTGGCCGAGCGTGAGCAACAGCAGATGCAAGAGCAGGCTGCATTGGAGCAGCAGCAACAGGATGGCATGGTGCCGGATGGTGCGATGCCGAACGATCTTCCGGCCGGCATGCCGCCGGTCTAATGCCAACCGAGAGAGGAAGAACGATGTCCCGGTACACCGAGGAAGAACTGCAGGATCTGACCGAAGAGGAGCGCGCCGCGCTCGAAGACCTCGAAGCAGAAGAAGCTGAGGCCGAAGAGGAGGAAGAGGAAGCTGGCGAGGCTGAGGGCGGCAATGGCGATGATGCCGAAGAGGAAGCGGGAGAGGATTCGGTAGCCACCGAAGTCCAGCCGCTGCTGGCCGCCGATGCGCCAGAGGATGCCGCCGAGCAGCTGGAGGCCATTGCCAAGCAGAAGGAAGAACTGGTTCAGAAGTTCGATGACGGCGAGCTGACGGCGAAGGAGTACCAGCTGGAGCTGGACAAGCTCGCCAAGCAGGAACGCGAGATCGAGCAGGCGCAGTTCAAGGCCAAGCTGGCCCAGGAGATGGCCGAGCAGCAGCAGCGCAACGCCTGGCTCGCCACGGTCAACCAGTTCCTGAGCGAGCATGCCGAGTATCGGCAGTACCCGCTGCGCTACAAGGCGCTGGACTTGGCAGTGCGCGAACTCGCGGCCCAGGAGGAAAACCAGGGCCTGTCCGGTCGCGAGATTCTGGAGAAGGCGCACGAACAGATCGTTGAGCAGTTCGGCCTGGCCAGGACCGAGCAGGACGATCCGAAGCCGGAAGGCAAGAAGCGGCGCAAGCCTATCGAGGCACCGCCGACGCTCGCCAATGTGCCGGCTGCCTCTGCCACCGAAACCGAGGACGGCCGCTGGGCGAAGCTCGACCGGCTGATGGAAACCGATCCGGAACGCTACGAGCGCGAACTGGCCAAGCTCTCGGACGCCGACCGGGACGCCTACCTTGCTGCCCGCTAAGGAGGGATGGGCATGAGCGACATCGAGCAGGAGGTTCAGACGAAGGGGCTCAATGCCCCTCGCATCACGCCGGCTGACATCGAGGCGGCCATTGCGGAGGAGCACTACATCAGGGGCGCCGACATCATGGGGGGCGCTTCTGTCGCCTCAGCGCCGAGCCACCCTCTGCACCGCCTGACGCTATGCGTCCTCGTCCTGCGCAACGGCTTCACCGTGACCGGCGAGTCGGCCTGTGTCAGCCCGGAGAACTTCGACGCGGAGACTGGCCGTAAGATCGCCCGACAGAACGCGGTGGCGAAGATCTGGCCGCTGATGGGCTACGCGCTGCGCGACAAGCTGCATGCGCGCTCGCAGTCCGGCGCGGTCGGAGAGGGCTAACCGAAGCATGCTGACCATCGACCTGGAACCCGGCGAGAGTGTGCGCATCGGCGAGTATGCCGTGGTGACGTTGCGAGAGAAGTCCGGTCGGCGGGCGCGCATCGAGTTCCAGGCCGACCGCAGCATTCCCATCAAGCGCGTGCGCGAGCCAACCAGCGATGCAAAGTTGGCCGCCACGCGCGGGATTACTGGGGAAGAGAGGCAATAGCCCGTCTAGGGACGTTCGACACTCTGGAAGAGGCCGCGCTTCGCAAGATGTCCCCGCGCCTGTTTGCTGATGTCGATTGACGGTTTTGTTGCGCTCGCTATGGTTCGATTACAGAACCATAGGATGATTCGGGAGAGGCTGGCATGGACAGGGATGTTACCGGCGAGCGCTTGCTCAGGCTCAGGGAGGTGATGCGCAAGACCGGCATGGGAAGATCCACTATTTATCGCAAGATGGACCAGGGCGAGTTCCCCAGGCCGGTGCGAATCAGTCCGTCAATGGTGCGCTGGAGGGAGTCGGAGATCGAGCAATGGATTGCAGCCCTAGCACAAGAGGGTTGCATGATTGAACAAGTTAACTCAGGAGCGGCTTAAAGAGCTGCTGCACTACGACCCCGAGACCGGGGTGTTTACATCAAAGAGAACTGGCAAACAGGTAGGGTATCGGAAGGACAGAAGGAAGCCCTACCTGTTCACTAAGATAGGTCGTCGCCATATTCGCCTTCATCATCTTGCTTGGCTGTACATGACGGGCGAGATGCCAAAGAGCCAGCTAGACCACATCAACGGTGATCCGACCGACAATCGGTGGTCTAATCTTCGCCTGGCCAGCCACTTCACCAACAATTGGAACCGAGGCCGCGCCTGCACCAACAAAACAGGCGTCAAGGGCGTATGGATTCAGGGCGGCAAGTACTACTGCAAGTTCGAGCGTAAGGGGGAAAAGTACCGTTACGGACCCTTCGACGACTTGGAGCTTGCCGAGCTGGTTATCATGGAGGCCCGGGAGAAGTACCACGGGGAGTATGCGCGGCACGAATAGTAGCCATGCAAAGAGCGGGCATTCTCGGGGGCATTTCCCGGTGTCCGCTCTTATTTCTTGTTGGAATAACAATGACTTATCTTATCAGTTCGAGCCGCCCCCTCTCCGCCAGCCATTCTTCTATCGCCTTCTCTTGTTGTCCCAATGCCTTGAATGCAAAGGCTTTTTGAGTATCCCCTGATTCTCGGCGGTCTTCGCATCTACCCACGGAATCCCGCGCATCTGTGGGCGCAGTTGCGGGCACCGCCTTGGATGAAAGGGGGTATCGAATGTTGACGGACGTCAAGATTAGAAAGGCAATGCCCACATCGCGGGCATATCGTCTAACCGACTACGGCGGCCTCTATCTCTTTGTCACGCCGTCCGGCGGCAAGCACTGGAGAATGCGCTACCGCTTCGGCGGGAAGGAAAAGACGCTGACCTTCGGCCCGTATCCAGAGGTCTCGTTGGCCAAGGCCAGGGAGGCAAGAGACGCCGCCAAGGCGGTTCTACGCGAGGGCCTGGACCCGGCCGTTATCCGCCGCCACGAGCAGCAGGCGCTCCAGACAGACACCTTCGAGAACATCGCCAGAGAATGGCACGAGCGCACAAAAGACAAGTGGAAGGGGACGCACGCCTATGACGTGATACATTCCCTAGAACGGGACGTGTTCCCGCACCTTGGCAAGGTGCCAATCAAGAAGATCACGCCGCCAGACGTATTGACCGTCCTGCGGATGATCGAGGATCGCGGGGCCGTAGAAACAGCCCACCGCGTCCGGCAAAGAATGTCAGCCGTCTTTGTGTACGCCATTGCCACCGGGCGAGCCGAAACAGACCCCGCCGCCATTGTGCAAGGCGCCCTGCGGCCGACGAAAAAGGGCCGCCACCCCGCCCTAATCAAGCTTGAGCTAGTACGCGATCTACTCCGAGACGTAGAAAAGACGCCGGCCTACCCGGTCACAAAGCTAGCCGTCCGGTTCCTCGCCCTAACCGTCGTCCGCCCAGGCGAGCTACGTTACATGCGATGGGAGGAGATCGAAGGCGACCAATGGATCATCCCGGCCGAACGCATGAAGATGAAGCGCGAGCACGTTGTCCCGCTCGTCCGGCAGGCTCTGGATGTCCTTGAGGTCTTACGAACCCTGACGGGGAAACTGCCCTACGTCTTCCCGAATAGTAGGCACTCACATAAGCCCATGTCCGAGAATGCGATGGGCTATCTCATCAACCGGGC